ACTCACAAGGTCAGTGGTTCCAAACTTTAGGTACTAAAATCCAAAAAGTATCTAACATCATTCACCAGAAAACTCTTAGAGGTGGTGCTAACTTCTTAGTATGTTCTCCAACTATTGCAACTATTCTTGAATCAATCCCAGGATTTGCTTCAACTAGCAATGGTGATGCAGCTGAGATGTCTTATGCATTTGGTGTTCAGAAAGTAGGTCAGCTTAATAGCAGATACCAAGTTTACAAAAACCCATACATGACTGAGAATACAATCTTAATGGGTCTAAAAGGTACTCAATACCTTGAAGCTGGTGCTGCCTTTGCTCCGTACATTCCATTGATCATGACTCCTCTAGTATACGATCCAGATACCTTCACTCCAAGAAAAGGTCTCTTAACTCGTTATGCTAAGAAGATGTTAAGACCAGAATTTTACGGTAAAATCTACGTAGCAGGATTGAACACTCTTTAATAGAGTACTAAACTAAAGAGAGAGCCTAGAGAAATCTAGGCTCTTTTTGTTTCCTAATATTTCTTATTATATTTATAGCTGTTTAAAATAAGTAAATAAGTAAAAATGAAAGAAACCCCATCTCAACTGTCTATCCCTGCGTATGTAATGAATTTTCCATTTACGCTAGATACTTCAAATCCAAATAATGTATGGATGAATGAAATGTCTTCTGAAGAATTAAAAATTAACAAACCTAAAGCGTATAGACAATTCTTAGATCTCTATAACTTTATGTCAGGAGATTCTCTAGTATATTTGATGCCTTCATATGGAGAATATCAAGATCAAGTTTATGTAGCTAATTTAGGGATTTATCTTCCTCATATTAAAGACTCAAACAATATTATTTTATCTAACTTCACCTCAGACCCAAGAAAAGGAGAAGAAAAAGTAGGTAAATCGTTTTTCCAAATGATGAATTATGATGTTCATATGTGTCCCCATAAATGGGAAGGAGAAGCAGATCTTAAATATTTAAAAGATAATGTTTATATTGGTGGATATGGTATTCGTTCTGAATATGAATCATATGAGTGGATGGAAGAAAACTTTGATATGGAAATTATTAAAGTGGAAATGATGGAAGATTATTTATATCATTTAGATTGTTCTATTTTTCCTTTAACTAAAAACAAAACTTTAATTTGTACGGAATTATTTGATAAACCTGAGTTAGCGCTTATAGAAAAGTATACTGAAATTATAGACATAAATGAAGATGATGCTTTTGGAGGTTTAACTAATTCAGTAAGAATGGGAAATATGATTTTATGTGCTTCTAATATTTCTGAATTATCTATTAAAGATAAAGATTATGAAGCTGAAAAAAATAAAATCTTTACTTTAGAAAAAATTTGTGCTAATGAAGGATTAGAACCCGTTATTTTTAACTTATCAGAATTTATGAAATCAGGTGCTATGTTAAGTTGCCTTATTTTCCACTTGAACCGTGTAGATCAAAATAAAACCTTATTATAATGGCTAAAACATTAGAAGACTGGCTAGAAACAGATGTAGAAGAGTTATCAAAACTATCTGTAAGTGAATTATCAAATACATTTTTCTTCAGAGACCCTCTTAGGCCAAATTATATTGACTACCAACATTTCTACTCCCCAGCGGATGGTACTATTTTATATCAAAAGTTTGTAGAAGATGCAGATGATCCTATTGTTGAAATTAAGGGAGTTAATTATACTTTAAAAGATGTATTACAAGATAAAACATATAATAAACCATCTTTGGTAATTGGTATTTTTATGTCGTTTTATGACGTTCATATAAACCGTATACCTTATGCTGGAGTTCTTTCATATAAACCATTGGATCCTATAGAATCTATGAATAGACCAATGTTAGCAACGGAAAAAGACATTTTAGATATGGCTATTAACCCTAACAATATGGAGTATCTAAAATATAATGAAAGAATGAGAAATACTATATATTCTACTAAGTTAGATTATACTTATGATTTGGTTCAAATAGCAGATGAGGATGTTAATGTTATTGCTCATTTTGTTAGTGAACAAAAAGAACCTATGTGTCAAAATGAAAGATTTAGCTTAATTAGATGGGGTTCTCAAGTTGACTTAGTCCTTCCTTTAGATCCTAGATTTGATTTTGAATTATTATTAGATGATGAAATGCATGTTGAGGCAGGTAAAGATAAACTGGTTCGAATAAATTTCAAATAATAAAAAAATTCTTAAGTTAAAATAAGAGGCTCCAGATTTGGGGCCTTTTTTGATATTTATAATAAATGTAGTTTCATGGCTAAATCAAATATTGAAAAGATTCCACCCAAAGGTGATATTAGATTTTCTATTTCTTTGAATGAAGAGCAAAAACAAGCTAAAGAATTAATATATCAAAAACCTTTTAGTTTTGTAATAGGAAAGGCAGGATCAGGAAAAACATTACTTTCAGTACAAGTTGCGCTTGATATGTTCTTTAAAAGACAAATCAATAAAATTGTTATAACACGCCCAACAGTTTCCAATGAAGATAATGGATTTTTACCAGGTTCATTAGAAGAGAAATTAGAACCATGGTTAGTCCCTATCAGATCAAATATGCGAAAAGTGTATAATAAACCTGATATTTTAAATAAAATGGAAAGTGAGGAAAATATTGAATTAGTTTCATTGACTCACTTTAGAGGTAGAACATTTGAAAATGCTATTTGTATTATAGATGAGTTCCAAAATTTAACTAAACAACAATTACAAATGTGTTTAGGAAGATTAGGTAAAGATTCATTTATGATTTTTACAGGAGATAGCCAACAAATTGACTTAAAATACAAAAATGACTCAGCAATTCATGAAGTTGCAAAATTAGAAAAATCTCAGTTTGTAAATAAAATTATTTTACGAGAAAATCATAGACATGAGGCATTAAATGAAATATTTGAATTATTAAAAGGTTATGAATAATTTAATATTTATTATAAAACATAACCATGGCAGATTTAAACGTTCTTATTAGAGAAAGAATAAACCTTGAAGGTACTGAAAGAGGTACAGATTATAATTTAACTCTCACAGAAGTCAATTATATAGATAATAGAATTATAAATTGCCCTTCAGGATCAACAACTACAATAGCTACTTTTGGATCATTACCAGGTGCAGGTCAATTTGTAACTTCAAGTTTAAAATATGCTAGAGTTACTAATTATTCTTCTACTAATCCATGCCGATTAAAAGTTAAAAATGATCAAGAAGAAGGTACTAGTTTTATAATTGCCCCTAAAGGTTCATTCTATTTATCTTCTATATATCAAAGTAATGATGTTAGTTCTTTTCCTAATATTACTGAATATGTTACCTCTTTAGAAATTACTCCTTCTGGAAGTGATGTTAAAATTGAATACTTTATAGCAACTACTTAATAATATATTATGAATGTACCTATTTGGCCTGGATCATCTTCTTTCAACCCCGGGGATACTCCTTTTGGTTTTTATGATTATGATCCCCAATTTCAATATGATGCTGATAAAGTAGCAGTATTTTGTTCTAGAAGATTAGGATACCCTTTAAATGATATAGAACTACAAGATATAAACTTTTATACTGCATTTGAAGAAGCCATAACTACTTATGGTAATGAGGTTTATGCTTTCCAACTATCTGAAAATTATTTAGATTTGGAAGGTATGGCTACTGGTTCAGCTGTAAATAATCAACTGATTAGACCTAACTTAGCTTCTATTATAAGATTATCATATGAATATGGTACTGAAGCAGGTGTAGGAGGTAACGTAACATGGAGAAGAGGAGAAATCTCTATGTCAGCTAATGTTCAAACATATGATTTAGATACATGGGCTATTGAACAAGGAATAACTAGTGGAGATTTAGAAGTTAGAAGAATATTTTATAGAGAAGCTCCTCCTATTATAAGATATTTTGATCCTTATGCAGGTGTGGGTACTAATCCTCAAGGATTAATGGATGCCTTTGGTTTTGGAAGTTATTCCCCAGGGATAAATTTTTTAATGATGCCCTTAAATTTTGATTTGCAAAGGATTCAAGCTATTGAATTTAATGATAATATTAGAAGATCAAATTATTCATTTGAATTGATTAATAATCAATTAAGAATATTCCCTATACCTACTCAAAATTATACTTTATATTTTGATTATATTTTAAAATCAGATAGAAACAATCCATTCTTTAGTGGTAGTTTATATAATGGAGTAGCTACTAATGTATCTAATGTGCCTTATAATAATCCTACATATTCTTTAATTAATGCTATTGGTAGACAATGGATATTTGAATATACATTAGCTTTATGTAAAGAAATGTTAGGTTATGTACGAGGTAAATATCAAACTGTACCTATTCCTAATGCAGATGTTACTCTAAATCATGCTGATTTAATATCAGCTGCTACTACTGAAAAAGCAGCTTTAATAGAAAGATTAAGAGGATATTTAGATGAAACTTCTAGAAGTAAACTTTTAGAAAAGAGAGCTTTAGAAGGAGATAATGTTCAAAAAGAGTTATCTAAAATACCTTACCCAATCTATATAGGATAATTATGTGCGCTTTATTTGGTCGTCAACGTGATATAAGTTTATTTAGACACATCAATCGAGAATTGTTATGGGATGTTGTTACTCAACAAATTGCATATTATAAAATTAAAATTGAAGAAACCTATACCAATTTATATGGAGAATCTTCTAATGGTTATATATTTGCTGAACCTGTTTTATTAAATTGTAGAATAGAAAGAGAAGGCCAATCACAACCTTTAACAGATTTTGGACCTGATTTTGCTTGGGGTACAACATTCATGTTTTTAAGAGATGATTTAGTAGATGCTAATCTAGTACCCGAAGTGGGAGATATAATTATGTATTATGATACTTACTACGAAGTAGATGAAACAAATGCTAACCAATACTTTATAGGAAAAAATCCTGATTATCCTTATGATCCTAATCCTTTAAATCCTGGGTTAGAACAATTTGGGTATAATGTATCTATAATATGTAAAACCCATGTTGTACCTGCTGATAAGGTTGGGATAACTAAAGAAAGATTATAATGGCAAATCAAGGAAAAACTCCTATACCCAAAACTCAAAAGGAGATAAGTAACTCTCTTATTAATCCTTATGATACTACTAGAGGTAATCCTAATACTTCAGGTGAGTTAAATAGAGGAAATGAAATTTCTTTTAAAAATGATACCACAAAACCATTAGTTGTAAGTATTAAAGATGTTGATGAATCTATTATGTATTACTTTAATGAGGTAATTAAGCCTTATGTGATACAAAATGGGCAACGTATTAATGTACCTATTATTTATGGGAATCCTGAAAGATGGAAATCAGTTCAAAAAGATGGCTTTTATAGAGATAAGAATGGGAAAATAATGGCTCCTATTTTAATGTTTAAGCGAAATAATATTAATCGTGTTAAACTTACAACTAAATTAGATGCCAATCATCCATTAAATTATTATTACTTCCAAAGTAAATATACTACTAGAAACACTTATGATAAATTTAATATTCTAAATAATCGTATCCCTGAAAAGCAATTATATGCAGTTACAATCCCAGATTATGTAAATATCTCATATGAATGTGTAATTTATACTTACTATGTAGAACAAATGAATAAAATAGTAGAGGCTATAAATTATGCAGCAGATTCATATTGGGGAAATCCTGAGCGTTTTAAATTTAAGGCAGGAATTGATTCATTTACTACTGCAATAGAATTAAGTGAAGGAAGTGAAAGAGTAGTTAAGTCTACATTTGGAATTAATATGTATGGTTATATAGTTCCTGATGTTCCTCAAAGAGATATTTTATCACAAAAGAAAATGTCAACTAAATCACAAGTAGTATTTGGTATAGAAACTGTAGCAGATATAAATCAAATTGGAAACCAAAATCAAATTGATACAAATAATCCAAATAACACAGATATAAATTTTTAATGTTTTTGAAATCTTTTTAATATTTATAAAATGAACAATAAAGTCAAGTTATCTCAAGAAGAACTTCAATCACTGAAGTCGTTGCAAGAAAAGCAAAATCAATTAGTTGTTAAGTTTGGTCAATTAGAGTATGAAATCCAAAATTTGGAACTTCAAAAAGAAACTGCAATTGATCAATTAAGTAAATTAAAAGAAGAAGAAGAACTAATTGGAAATCAATTAACCCAAAAATATGGTAATGGTTCTATAGATATAGAATCTGGTTATTTTACAAAATTAGAATAAAAATAAAAATTAAAAAATGGCAGAACAAATAGTATCACCTGGTGTATTTGCAAGAGAAAACGACCAGTCATTTATCCAACCCGCACCTGTAGAAGCTGGGGCTGCTTTAGTAGGTCCTACAGTTAAAGGTGCTCCTTATGTACCTACTTTGGTAACTTCATATAGTGATTACCAAAATAAATTTGGAACTACTTTTACTAGTGGAGGACAAGTTTATACTTTCTTAACTTCAATTGCCGCCTATAATTACTTTAATGAAGGAGGTGAAACTCTTTTAGTTACTAGAGTAGTATCAGGTGGTTTCTCTAATTTTACTTCTGCAACTTCAACTGCTATTAGTAATAGTAATAGTGATATAGCTTTTGAACTTAGAACTATTTCAAAAGGAATTATTCAAAATTCAACTAGCTCAGAAGATTCAAATGGAGCCTTAGAAAGTGGATCTAAAGATAATATTAGATGGGAAATTTCTCAAGCTAGTACAGGATCAGGTACATTTACACTCTTAATTAGAAGAGGAAATGACATTACAAATGAGAAAACCATCTTAGAAACATATGCTAATATCTCACTTGATCCTTTTTCAGAAAATTACATATCTAAAATAATTGGTGATCAAGTACTAACATTACAAGGTAGTGGGGCTTCTTCATATCTGCAAATGTCAGGTTCATATCCTAATAAGAGCTCATATGTTTATGTTAGTTCAGTAAACAATCCAACCCCTAATTATTTTGATAATGCAGGAAATGGAAAAACTCAATATGCAAATTTGGTTCCTGTAGTGGCAAGTGGTTCATTCGAGAACGCATCAGGAGACATTATTAGTACAATTGCAGGAGGAGATAGATATTATCAAAATATAACTTCAGCTAATTCACAAGGTTTAACAGGAAGTGACTATACAGATGCTTTAGGATTATTAGCAAATAAAGATGAATTTCAATATAATGTTATCTCTTTACCTGGTATGATCAATGCTGCTGCAGGTCATACTTCAACTATAACAACTTTAATATCTAATACTCAAACTAGAGGGGATGCAATCGCAGTTATTGATCCTGTATTATATGGAGATACAGTTCAAGGAGCAGTAACTGAAGCTGGTACTCGTAATACAAGTTATGCTGCGATGTACTGGCCTTGGTGTCAAGTAGTTGACCCTGATACAGGTCAAGCAGTTTGGGTACCTGCTTCTACACTAATCCCTGGAGTATATGCATTTAATGATAGAATAGCAGCTCCTTGGTTTGCCCCTGCAGGTTTAAATAGAGGTACTTTATCAACTGTAGTAAGAGCAGAAAGAAAATTACCAAATACTGATAGAGATACTTTATATCAAGGAAAAGTCAATCCAATAGCAACTTTCCCAAATGCTGGAGTTGTAGTATTTGGTCAAAAGACCTTGCAAACTAGAGCAACTGCACTTGATAGAGTAAATGTTAGAAGATTGTTAATTGCACTTAAGTCATTTATTTCACAAATTGCAAATAACTTAGTATTTGATCAAAATACAATAGCAACAAGAAATAGTTTCTTAAGCCAAGTAAATCCTTATTTAGAAAGTGTACAACAAAGACAAGGTTTATTTGCTTTTAAAGTAGTAATGGATGATACTAATAATACTGGAGATGTAATTGATAGAAATCAATTAGTAGGTCAGATTTTTATTCAACCTGCTAGAACTGCTGAATTTGTAATACTTGATTTCAATATATTACCTACAGGAGCTGAATTCCCTGCATAAAAAATTTAAAGCTGAATATTTATAATAAAACTTAAAAACAAATACAATGGCAATATTAGATCCAAACGAAATATTTTTTACAGCCTTTGAGCCTAAACAGGCCAATAGATTTATCCTTTATGCAGATGGTTTTCCAAGTTTCATGATTAAAAAAGTGTCGGGTTTTAATATAGAAAATGGAGAAGTAGTTCTTAACCATATAAATGTGTTAAGAAAAGTTAAAGGTAAATCCAAATGGAGTGATGTATCATTAACTTTATTTGATCCTATTACTCCTTCAGGTGCTCAGGCTGTAATGGAATGGGTAAGATTACATCATGAGTCTGTGACAGGTAGAGATGGTTATTCTGACTTCTATAAGAAAGATTTAACTCTTAATGTTTTAGGACCTGTAGGTGATATTGTTTCTGAGTGGATCTTAAAAGGAGCATATATTAAAACAGCTAGTTTCCCAGAATTTGCTTGGGATACAGAAAATAGTGCTGTTGTGTTAGACATAACTTTAGGTATTGATTACGCAGTATTGAATTTTTAATTTTAAAATACTTTTGAAAGAAAGTCCACTTTTGGTGGGCTTTCCTTTTTTAATGTATATTTATTATAAGAAAACGTTTTAAAAAAATAAAATCTATGAATGAATTTAAATTCCCAACTGAAACTATTGAGTTACCTTCAAAAGGTTTTTTGTATCCAAAAGACAATCCTTTATCAAGCGGTAAAATTGAAATGAAGTATATGACTGCTAAAGAAGAGGATATCCTAACCAATCAAAATTATATTAAAAATGGCACCGTACTTGATGAGTTATTAAAATCTCTTATTGTATCTAAAGTTAATTTAGATGATCTACTTATAGGAGATAAAAATGCTTTATTAGTTGCGGCTCGCATATTAGGTTATGGTAAAGATTATACGTTTAATTATGAGGGAGAAGAAATTACTATAGATTTATCTAAGTTAAATGCTAAATACTTAGATGAAAGTCTTACTATTGAAGGTAAAAATGAATTTAGTTTTATTTTACCTAATTCTGATACATCAATAACTTTTAGACTTTTAACCCAAAAAGATGATAAATTGATAGAACAAGAAATTAAAGGATTAAAAAAAATTAATAAAAATTCCAATCCTGAAATTTCAACTCGAATGAAATATATAATAACATCTGTAAATGGTGAAGTTGATAAAAAGCATATTAGAGAATTTGTTGATAATTATTTATTAGCCAGAGACTCTAGAGCTTTAAGATCTTATATCAAAGAAATTCAACCTGATATTGAATTAAAATTCCCATATTTAAATTCTAATAGCGTAGAGGAGGACGTTAATGTTCCTATTAACACTACCTTTTTTTGGCCTGACATCTGATTATAGAATTTATTTATTTTCACAAATCCATGATATTGTTTTCCATGGGAAAGGAGGATATGATTATAATACAGTTTATAATATGCCTATATGGTTAAGAAAGTTTACTTTTAATAAAATAAAAGAATGGTATGATAAAGAAACTCAGGAATACCAAAAATCCCAAAATAGTAATGTTCATAACATAATTGATGAAAAGGGAAATGTTAATATTCCTGATTTTTTAAAAAATAACAATAAAACTTCTTATAATGTGGGGGTATCAAAAAAATGATATTCCCATATTTATTGTTATATAATATCTTATTCAAATGGACTTAAACTCAGATCAATTAAAGGAATATAATAAATTATTAGAAGAAACTTCAAAATTATCATCTAAAATTGGTGAGGATTTTGATTCTTATGAGTTCCCCACACAATCTGCTAAAATCACAGTAGCTGAATTTGAAAAATTAAAAAAAATAGCCCAAGCAGTTAAAGAAGAATATAAAGAATTCACCTCAGATATTTCATCAGCAGTTCAGGGATTTAAAGAATCAGTTAATGAAATGAAAAACTTTAAATCTGGGGTTAATGAAGCTACAAGTATATACAAAAAATTAGGAGACATAGCATTTGATATTCAAAAGTCTCAATCAGGTATATCAAAACTTTCTTTAAAAGAATTAGAAACTAACAAGAAAAAAATTGACACTCAATTATTAATAGCTAAAAATACTAAAACAACTTTAGAAAGAGAATTAGATATTTTAGGAAATACTGAAAAAGATATAAAGCAACGAGAAAGAATAGAATTAGCTTTAAAAAACATTAATGCTCTATTAGAGGATGAAGACAATAATCTAAAACAAACAACTGAGACTTTAGAAGATAATATAACACAAGCTAAAAAATTTGAAAATGCATTAGGATTAACTGGTACAGCAGCAGATGGGATAACTGAATCTTTAAATAAATTAGGATTAAGTAGTTTAAGTGAAAGATTAGGAATATCAGATGCTAAAGATGAGGCTGAATCATATGCTGAAGTTTTAAAAAGCTCAGGAGAAGATATAGGAACTATAAATAACCAATTCAAAATAGCTGGAAATTTTGTATCAAATTTAGGAGAAAATTTATTCTCAGCTTTTGCTCCTTTAGATTTAGCAGTTATGGCTATAGGATTTATAGTAGATGCTATGGTCAGTGCTGATGAAAGAGCAGGAAAATTAGCTAAAAACTTTGGTATTTCTTATGATGCGGCTCGGGGTTTATCAAGTGAGTTAAATGACTCTGCTAATTCTTCTTATTTATTAAATATTACTACCCAAGGTTTAGCTGAAACCTTTACTGAAATAAATAATAGATATGGAACTTTTGCTGTTATTAGTGAAGCAAATTTAGAAACTTTTTCTGACTTAAAGGATTTAGCAGGTCTAACCTCAGAAACTATAGGAACTATAAGTGATTTATCCTTATTAACTGGAGAAAATGCTGAGGATGTAACTAAAGAATTTTTAGGACAAACCGCAGCTCTTAATAACCAATATGGTATTGCCTTAAATGAAAAACAAATCTTAGAAGGAATATCTAAAACCTCAGCTGCTACTTTATTAACTTTTAATGCTCAAGGTAAATCTTTAGCTGAAGCTATTTTCAAGGCAACTGCATTAGGGATGAGTTTAGCAGAAGTAGAAAATATAGCAAGTTCATTATTAGATTTTGAGTCTTCTATATCAAATGAATTATCAGCTGAATTAATAACAGGAAGGCAACTAAATTTAGAAAAAGCTAGAGAAGCAGCATTAACAAATGATTTATCTACTTTAACTGAAGAAATATCTAAAAATATAGGGTCAGCCGCTGAATTTGGAAAGATGAATGTAATCCAACAAGAAGCTTTAGCTAAGGCTGTAGGTATGAATAGAGAAGATTTAGCTAAATCTCTTAAAACACAAGAAGAGTTAGAAAAATTAGGAACTTCTATGAATGAAGTTCAAGAAAAATTTAATAAAGCTTTAGAAGAAGGAAAAAGTATTGAAGAAGCAAGAGCTATAGCAGGTGATAATTCATATTCTAATATGTTAGCGTCTCAAACTGTAGGAGAAAGATTTCAAGCAACTATGGAAAAATTAAAAGAGGCATTTGTTCCTTTAGGAGAAGCATTACTTCCGGTTGTTGATTCTTTTGCTGAAATATCTAAAATAGTAGGTCCTATAGTTGGATTTATTGGGCAAATATTTAAGGGATTAGATTATATTACCGGTGGTTCTCTACCCTATTTAATAGCTGGGTTTGGTACTTGGAAACTATTAACTAGTTCTATATTTAAAAATATGTTTTCTATATTCACTACTCAAGGTAGAATTAATATAGCTAAAAAATTAGGCTTAATAACCGATCAACAAGCTACTGTTGCTCAAAAAGCGGCAAATATGATGACTAAAGACAGTGTAAGAAATTCTAGAGCTGCTAATTTTTATAAAAATAAAACCCTAGGTGCAACTATTAGAACTAATATACAAGAAGGAATCACAACAGCTAAAACTAAAGTATCTTTAGGATTAGAAAATCTTAGAGCAAGAGCAAAAGCAAGAACTGAAGCAGCCGAAAATAGGATAGGATTTGCTGCTGTTAAAACTAGAATAAAACAACTTGGAGGATTTTTAGTAGATGTGGGTAAATATGCTTTAAAAGCAGGTATGGCTGTAGCCGGGATACCTATTATAGGACCTATCTTAGCAATAGCAGCAATAGCAGCAGCCGCTGCGGGAGGTATGGCTTTATATCGAAAATTTTCTAAAGCCGGTGATATTATGTCCCCGGCTAAGGGTAAAACTCAAATATCAACTAAAGAAGGAGGATTATTTGAATTAAGCCCAAATGATGATATTATAGCAGCCCCAGGTTTATTATCAGATGATAACAAACGTCAAAATGATGATATCATAGCAGCCCCAGGTTTATTATCAGATGATAACAAACAAAGTGTTTCCTCACCTACCATAAACATACAACCATTAGTAGATAAATTAATGTCTATAGAAAATGTTTTAACTCAAATTCTAAATAAAGATAGTAATATTTCTATTGATTCTACAAAATTAGGAACCGCAATGTCAATTTCATCTGCAAAAATTCAATAAAATTTAATATTTATAAACAAAAACATATTATGGGACTATTAAACAAATTAACACAAATTGGAACTATTTTTGGATTTAATGGTGGAAATCCAACAGTAAACACCACAGCAGGAGAAA